GAACAAAATCCAATAGTTCCACAAAACCACCTCTAGCATCTTTTAAGGCATCATACATTTTTTGTATGTCTTCTTTACTAGATTTTTTCTTTGCCATAGTTTCAGATAATTTACTCCATAGATCCACATCAACATCTGCTCTTAAATTACCTTTAAACAACGCTTCATCAAGTTGCGCTAAAAATTGATCTTTTTCTTTTTGCATTGACTTATCAAATATTCTTGATGTTGGTGCAAACATTCTATCTATTTGTTGTGTAAATTTACCTACAATACCTTCTGCAGTTTTAGCATCACCCATTTTTCTACCAAACTGTTTCATCTTAGCTTCAAATATTTCTTGTGGTTTCCTACCTCTAGCTCTAAAAGCACCACCTAATTTATCTACTAGTCTTAAAAATTGACTGTCACTATAAGCTAAGTCTTTTCCTCTCTTTGCTAATTCTTTAACACCTTTACCAACACCATACGCAAATGGTGTAAACAATACACCCTCTGTTCCAAATCTAATTCTATTTAATAATTTACGTAAAGCCTCACCTCTTGCTGTAGGATCTTCTTCTCTATCTATGCCTGTAGGTCCACCGAATAAATCTCCAAACGAACCTATTTTTTCTATATCTGCTACAAAAGCTTCACCAGCTGCACCGCCAGCCACACCTGCAGCAAATCTTTTGTAACCTGCCTTACTATTTAATTCTTCAGTTTTCTTTATTGCTTTTTGTAGATTAGGGTTTTTAAAATCTACCATATTACCAGCTGCTTTTGTCTTAAACGCTCTATCAGCTAGTTTTTGCCCTAATTTAAAACCTACGCCACCTGGTATACCTATTTGCGTAAACGCCTCTGTAAGCTTACCTATAGCCTTTCTTTGGGCATATTCTTCAAAGGGGTTGATCTGATCAAAGAATTTTTCTACATCCGCAGCTAAATCAGTCCCTGCTCCGAGGTCCAAGAGCTCTGCTGCAAGAGAAAAGACTCCTTCTGGAACTTTAATTAATCCTGATGCTATACCTGCAGCTCCTGCAAGAAAAAAGTTTGCGTCGTTGTTTAACTCTGGTCCGGCAAGAGGATCATATGTCTTGACCATTTATCCTCCTATGGTTGTGGGTCGTCTATATCAATCCCGAAACTTGGCATTGGCTTCATGTCCGGCATATCTTCCTCTGGCGCTATGGCCTTAGATATTGGAACAAACTGACCATTTTCTAGTTTAACTGGTGTTAGTAAAGGCGTGTTACCATCAAAGCCATCAAATCTAACATAACCACTAGTTGTTACTGATGGACTATTAACTAATTGTCCTGCATCGTTAACGATTGTAAATATAGTACCTGGATTAAAAGCTCCTGTTTTTAATGTTGCAACTCTAGATTTTGCATCGGGTGGTAAAAATTGTGCACTAGTGTTTATACCTGGTGTGTTGTCTATTATTCTTTGTTTCTGTATTGCAACACTTCTTGAATCATTTGGAAAATTTTCCATAGCTTCTTTGGCATAATCAGTATCACCTCTACCCTCTATTTCCATTCCTAATAATTCTTTCTTTTGTTCAAACTCTCTTTCACCCGCTAATACACTAGCAGCGATCTGTCTTCTTTCTGCCGCTCTAGCAGCTCTACCTTGTTGAAGCATTAAAGCAGGCTCTCTTGCAGCCACTGCAGCTGTTTGAAATATATTACCTTGTGATGGGTTTGATAAAATATTTAAACCAAAATTTTGAAGAAAGTCATAAACGTCAGGACCAACTCTTGGTGCTCTTTTGTCTAGTTCAGATAATACTTGATCCACTCTATCACCTTTTTGATAACGTTGTCTCATACCATCCATGATACCCACATTCTCTGTGCTACCACCCATTCTAAACATTGGTCTTTTTAATATTCTACTCATATTATCTTTGCGGTCTAAATAAACTTCCTATTGTAGAGGCAACTCCAAGAGCTGTTTCAAGTTTTGATAGACCTGGTGTTTGTGTTTGTGTGCTTGAACCTGGATATCCAGATATTAATTGCGTGATACCTCTGCCAAGAGTATCTAATCTAGTTTGTGGTTCAAACGCTTGTAATCTATTTGCTTCTTGTTGAGCATCTAAAATTCTTTGTTGTTGCAATTGTTGAGCGGCGCCCACCTGACCCAATGATGCAATATCTGCTCTTTGTAACGAAGGTATCGCACCAGCTAATCCTGTTTGTGCTTCAAAGATATTAAATCTATTTGACAAATCTTGTTGTCTTCTACCTACAGCGTCTTGAAAACCTTGTTGTAATAATCCTGCTTGTAATAAAGCTCTTTCTCTATCTGCTCCAGAGCCAAATTCTGCTAGTTGCACACCAGCTCTACCAGCACCAAGAACACCTAATTGTGCTTGTTGATCTTTAATTCTTTGTTCTTGTATTGCTCTATTTCTGTCAAACTCTGCAAGTGTTGTATCTATAACTTGTGATTGAAATGGAGACATAAAATCAGAAACTGTGCCGGCTCCTGTGCCCGCACCTGCTCCTAATAAACCTTGTGCTCCCGATAATGTAGTTTGTGCTTGTTGTAAAAAGGGTTGGTATGATCCAATACCTGCTTGTGCTAAAACTGCCGCTTGTGTTTGTAAAGGATCTTGTGCTGCAACTTGTGGTGCAAATCTGGCTGTATCTAATGGTACAGATGTAAGACCAACTAATTGTGTTGCGTAATCTTTTGACAGATCCGTTAAAAATTCTGGTGCTTGTGTTAATGTTCTTGTTACTGCCATTATGCTACCTTATTTTCTAGTGCTTTCATTGTTGCGTACATCTTGTCAGCACCTTTGTCAATATTTCCACCACCCGCTGCTCTTACTGCATCTGCAGTGAATACAAATTCATTTTTAGATAATCTTGCTGGTACGTCATCAGCTTTCTCTGCTTTGCCCATTGGTACAAAACCACCGCCTCTTAAATCCATTTCCATACCACCCATGTTCATCATGCCACCTTCAGCCATTTTCATAAGTCCACCATTTTTAGCTTCTGGCATTTTATCTATCATTCTTTTTCTTCTCATAAACTTTTCAAAATCTTCTAGTATTCGATCTTGTAACATTTGTTTGTCTCTATTCTGCATGTCTCGTAGAAATTCTTCAAAATCTTTTTGATCACCCATTATACCACCACCTTGAGCGGGCGTTCTTTCTTCGGTAAATATTTCAGGATCAACAGTTTCATACAAAGCTGCCATTTGTGCTGGTGTAAATTTTCTAGCCTCAACATCAGGTAAAAAACTTAACCCAATAGCTTGTCCTGTTGCAGGGTCTGAAATATTTGCAATTCTTCTTATATCTCTTAAATTTAATCCAACATCTTGACCTGTAAACGCTGGGTCATCTTCATCTTTTGTAAAGGCACCGGCTAGTAATCCTGAAGCTAAAGGCACGACAACTTGTGGTGATAAAATACCACTTAAAAGTGTGCTGCCTATCGTAGAACTTTTGTCATCTTTTTTATCTTTACTACCTACAGGTGTGCTTAAAATATCTTTTATACCACCTAAAATACCACCAGATCTTTCATAGTCTGGTGTTTCTGAAGACGGATCGGTTGGTCTCTTTTTGCCAAGTAAAATATCTGTGAGAGGTCCAGTGACCACTTTTTTACCACCAAATTTTGAACCACCTGGTAAAGGTATACCAAATTGATCAACAGCTAAAGCTGCTGCAGCCGCACCTGCAGGGCTTTTCAACTCATTTGGAATGAGATCGTCGACTATTTTATCTTTAATTTTTCGAAATATACTCATGGTTATTATACATTACTTGGTTTTAGGGAACAAATCAAGCGCAGGCATAATTACCTTAACATCTCTTCTAATGTCAGCTTCTGGCACGCCTTTTGTCTTCCATTCGTCCTCTGATTTATATACCTCACCCGTTTTAAGGTTAGATATGGTTGTTATTATCTTTTCTGGCTTTATTGTTTGCATTATGTTGTTACCTCTCTTGGTTCTATTTCTAATATTGAAACCACTACATGCAGCTCATTTGCATCACTGGCTTGGACTTTTAAAGCCTCGCTAGCCTCCATAACAAGAGGCTGTGTCAAAAGCTCCACAGTAGTATTTGAAGATATAGTTTTGCTCTTAAATAGACTAAATATATTAGACGATGCGTCCACCAAAGTCACTGTTATATTAGCCCCTGACCCTGCATCTTCAGATACCAAAATTGATTTTATTACAGATGTTTTAAACGATGGTACTGTATACACTGTTGTAAGATTTGTCGTTGTTAGATCTGCTTTTTTATTTATAAAACTATTTGCCATTATGTTAAAAAGAAGTTTGAAGCTTCCATCTCATCTTTTAATTCTTGTTGATACGTTGTGTTTAGTTTTTGTATAATACCATCAAGGTCCCTAACCTGTGCATCAGCTACAGATTGTTTATACGTCTCACTAGGTCTTGTTAATACTTGTACTATCTTTGCCATTATCTATATAAACTTGCCAGTCCTCCTCTAGCGAAATCATAAGCAGGAGCATCGCTTGTAGTTGTAGTTGTGTCATTTGATCCATTAGCAGGATCAGGGTCCTGCATCGTTGGTGAGTAGTCCGATACTGACGTTGTTGTTGTTGTTGTAGCTCCGCCTTCGTCATCTTTATCCTCTTCATCACTGCCCGTATAATAATCTTTATTTGGATCAAAAGTAGGTTGTGTTGGTCCAGTTGTTACTGTGTCAGAATAAACATCATAGTCTCCAGTTTCTGCAAACTCTTTATCTCTTTTATCTAAATCGTCGTAATATTCTTCAGAACCAACATCAACTATATCACCGTCTAATGTTATAGCTTTATTGGCTACGATACCGGATGGACCTGATGGTCCATCACCTCCAAAATTCTCGTCTTTTATCTAAAAAGTTTTGACCTAAAGTTAAAGCTAGTGGTCCTAATACAGGTCCAAGAACAGCTTGCGCTAATAAACTCATTATACCTTGTTTAGCTATGCCGCCAAAAGTTGTTGGTCCTTTATCTTTTTCATCCTCATCTGAGCCTTCACCAGTAAAACCACCACCCACTATAAATTTATCAATTAAATTTTTATCATACCTAGCTGGGTTTAATAATCTATCAGCACCTCGAGAAACTAAACTACCTAAAATTAAATTTTGTATTGACATTATCTTCTCCCGTCCGGTTGTATATCTAATTTAAACGTGCCAAGTTTCCAATCTTGTGATGTTCCTGTATTTTCTATTTTTAACGCTACAGCTCTCGCTCGAGCTCTAGTATCTACTTTGCTAGTTGATGACGTTACAGTAAAAGGTCCTAATGAAGAACTAGAAGCAGCATCATTAGAAAAATTTCTTAAGTTTAATGTTACTTGTGTGTTACCAGTTTGAGATATAAAGTCAGGAACAAATCTTCTTATCTTCATAATAAATTCACCATCGCCTCTAATGTCTGCAGTTCCTGTGGTTGCACCTCTGGCTGTTCTTTGTGTAATATCAAAATCGCCAGATAATATATTTGCTTGAATAGCTGTGACTGTGCCACCTTTAACCTGATCCGTGCCTGTCTCATGTTGATAGTATGTGGTGATACCATCCGTATTACCTTGCACATATGTTGACGAAGTGGCAGGTTCAACACCGTCAGCATCATACTCCATGGCATGTGGTTTACCAAATACAGAAGAATCAGCCCAAGCTGTTCTAGCTAACGTGCCTACTGTCCATATAGGTCTTTGTGGTGATGAGTCTTGATAATTATAACAAACCATTCTGTTAACAACTTGTGAGTTTGCTGTTGGATAAAACCACATAACCTCACCAAACAAATTATTAAGTCCTGCAGCTATCATCTGGTTACCAGTATCAATATTAACATCATCATAAACAAAGTCCTCTACCAAACAAGGTAATGATTCAAGAGCACCAGCATATTTAAAAAAACCATTTTCTGAAAACCAATATGCAGCACCATCTACTTCAACAGCTGCATTTCTACCAACTAAACCACAGTTTGTTCCTGCTTGTACGAAAGCGAATGTAAACGGTTGACCAACAAAACGCATCAAAAATAAAGCTGTATCTGTATAAACATATATTGCATCCCTACCTCTAATCCCTCCTACTACCCGTGATCCGTCGGCCAATCTTTGTGTGCCGGCGTCATTGGTTGCTGTAGGTGTATACGTGTTAATATCCTCAACTGCAGAGAATCTAATAAACATATCATCTTGTGTAGTCTTATCACCAATGGTTGTTTCTGTACCAAAAAATACTAAGTGCCTGTCCGGTGTGGATACAAGCATGTGTCTTGATGCAGTAGGCGCACCAGATATAATCGTTGCTCTTGAATCTGTTGCATTTGTTGCAGCAGAGTTCCATTCAAAGCATTCGTTATCTACAACCAAACAAATTGCTTTATCACCAAAATTGTCAATGGCCCATGCACCAGGCTCAATGACTAAGTCACCAGATGCTGCCTCACCCCATGCTACGAAGTTTGAAGTATCTGTAACCGTGGCTCCTGCAGAGTGAGAAGCTGCTGTTGTGTTTCTTACACCTCTTGTTACACCGGTAAGTGTGTTTGTAGATATACCTGTGTAAGATATTTCTTCAGTGCCTATTTGTATAAAGTTTGTGCCTGACGATGGAAACTGTGATGCATCATTTAGTGTGATGCTTGTAGAAGAAGATGATATATCTGAAGATAAAACTGTAGTAAAAGCTCCTACTTCCTTTCCACCCCAAGAACCAAGTGACCAACCAAAACCTGCTGCTTGAACATCTGGTCCCACTCTAAAGTAATGTTGAACTCTTATACCACCAGATTGTGAGGCACCGGATCCTGTTTCTGCTGATGGCATGGTAATTGTAATCGTATTTGATGATGGCACCGTTGTAACCATAAATCTTATGTCATTAAAATTAGCCGCTGCATAATCAGAATTAGTTGCAGTTGAAAAATTATCTAACAATACAATATCACCAGCTGTGATACCGTGATCGCTAGAGAAGTTTATTGTAACTGTTGTTGATCCATTGGTCGTGCTGAATGCATTTGTAAGAGTGTTTGTAGATTTAATTGGGTGTATATCATAAAACACACCACCTGAGTATGCATATAAAATTCTGTTTGATCCTATGATAGTATATTTTCTACCTTCGCTATTTGTAAATTGGTGCATTTGTCTAACAGCACCTGTTATGTTATCAGCACCAAGTTGTTTCCAACCACCTATTTTTTCAGGAAATAGATATCTAAAACGAACATTATCACAGTCTACCCATTGGCCCTCTGCGGCTGTAGCAGTGATTTGTTTATTAATTCCCGGTGCAAAGTTTACCTTCTGTAACATAGATCTCCAGATTATATTAGATTGCGTTGATATTCAACGTTATTTGACTATTCCTAGCATAGGTCTTTTATCATACAAATTAGAC